CGGTGTCGCGCACGTCGGTGCCGATGGGCAGCGCGAGCCGATACGTGCCGCGCTGTTGCCACTGACTATCAATGACCTGCTCCGTCCCGCTCTGCCGACTGAACGCCCCCAGGAATGGCCCGTAGGCGGTCGGCCCGGCGGGATCGGGATACTGCCCGCCCGCGCCGTCGTCGAGGAACGCGAAGCGCAGGACGTAGATCGTGTCACGAAACATGTCCGCAGCGAGGCGGACGCGCGCGCGGTCAATGGCGCTGGTCAGCGTCACAGGGCGAGTCCGCCGCCGCTGCCCCTGCTTCTGAACGCCGCCGCGCGCGCCAGCGCCTGACTCTGCGCGCTGGCAAATTCGACCGTATCGCCGCCACTCGTGAGCTTGCGTACCTCATCGCCCGCCGGTAGGCTGAACGCCAGCCGTTCCCACGCATCCGCACATGCGGCGTAAAAGAGGTAGCTGCGCCCAATCAACAGCAGCCCGCGCCGATCCAGCGTCGGTGTCGTCACGATCCCCGTCCACGGATCGAGCGTGTAATCCGCCGGCGTCGCGAGCGGCGCAATGCTCTGGTAGGCGGTCTGGAGCCACCAGATCAGGATGTCGCTGGCGTAGGTATCGGCATACAGCAGATTCCAGTCATGCCAGCCGGGGAAGATGATCCCCGGAATGGCGTAGACCGCCGCATTGTCCTCTAGCGGGCCGACGCCGCTCGCGTGCGTGGTGTAGGCCGGTGCGCGCGGCATGAGCAGCGCCTGACACGTCGATCCGCGCGCGTCCAGAATATCCTGGAGCGCCTGATCGGAGAGCGTGGTGTCGCCGGCGAGCTCCGATCGCAACCTAGCGATCAGGCTGGTCATGCTGCTGCGGATGGTCATCAGGATTCCTTTTTACCCGCGAAGGAATGAGAAGAAACGCGAAGGGAGAACGGAACGATTCGTCTTCTTCGCGTCCTTTTCCGGTCTTCGCGGGCATTACTCCTTCGTCTCCTGCGGCCCGTGCTTTTTGGCTGGCTTCACCAGCCCGAGTCGCTCGGCCTCGACCTGCGGGATCGGCACGCCCTTCGCCGCCAGCAGGATCGCCGTGCCGTCGGGGCCGGTCTCGATCACATCATCGGGCGGCGTGTACATCTCAATCACGGCAGCGCGCGGCGCGTCGGGGCTGCCCTGAATCACGCGCCCGTCGTCAAGTTCGTGCGTGCTGCCGTCGGCCGGCGCGGTGGTGGCCATCGGTTGGGCGCTACTCAACACCTTGGGATCGTTTGCCATAGCGGCTAACTCCTGTTCGGTGGGCCACGGCTCGTCCCCCAAGAGGATGGATGCGAGCCGTGGATCGGAAAGTTGAAAACGGGCGGCGGGCATAATCGTCACTTCGATGGATATACGACGTTTCGCGCACGCTGACGACGCTTCACCGTATATCCATCATTTCACGCTTGTTGACCTCAGATAAGTGTGCATTTCTCAAACGCCAACGCGCGTTTTACGGCAAACGCAGCCCTGAGCTCAGCGAGCACCGTTATAAGATTTTGTATGAACTGGCTGGCGACGTTCTCGCTCACCAGGACTTGCGCCTCCATGCGATCCCAGAGCGTCGCGCCGATCTTCCATGCGCCAACAATCGCCGTGCCGGCAGTCAAGGCCGGCGTCTCCATAACCGGCACGCGCCACACGCGCATCGTGACCGGATCGAAGCTGAGCATGTAGCGGTTGGCGCTGTACTCGGTCAGCTCCATGCCTTCCGAGTCGGCGGGTGCCATCGCGATCCCGGTCGGTTCGTAGAACGCCAGTCGAATGTCGGTGATAGCGCGGCGGAGCGTCATGGCCCGGGTGTCGGTGGTGAGTTGCCCGCGTCCGACCGGCGTGGTGGCATGCATGGCGCGCAGCTGGATGCCGGCGGTTGCCGTGATGCCGGTGAAGTTATTCCCGGTGCCGTCGCCTGAGATGCACTGCTGTTCGAGCACGTAGCGCAGCTGATACAGCAGCTCGCCGTCAACCGTATCGCGCAGGCGCGGCGCGTCTTGCAGCAGCTGGCGACTGGCGACGATCCATTCGGCAATCGTCTTGACCGGCGTGTTGACCACATCGAAGGTCAGATCGCCTTGCGCCTTGTTGGTGCCCGGGTTGGCGGTCGACTCGGGTGCCACGGCGGCCAGGTTCTGGCGCGCGGTCATCCGCACCCACTCCACGCTATTCGAGACGGTCTGCGAATTGTCGAGGAGATTGATGATCGAGGGCGCTTGCTGGCGCGCAATGTCCAGCACTTCCGTGAGCCGATCCGCGCGGAACAGCGCGCCGCCGGTGGCGCTCGATCCCTCGTTCAGGACGGTGACAACTTTCTCTTCGACGCCATGCACGCGCACGGGCCGCATCATGCGGCCATCGTTGCTTTTGAATTCCTTACTGTCGATCACCTTCTCGCCCCAGGTCTGGCGCGGGCTTTCGCGGCTAATCACCGACGCCAGCGCCTTGGCTTCGTTCGGGCGATTGATCAGGATGTCGTTCTCTTCCAAGCTCATGAGCCGCTCCAGCTCTTTGCGCTTGGTGGTGCCGGTATCGATCATCGTTTCGAGCTTTTGGCGGTCGTCGGCGCTGGCCTTGTCGCCCTGCGTTTCGAGCGTGGCGTACAGGCTTTTCGCCTCATTGGTGAGCAGTTGCAACGCCGTGCGCTGCGTTTTGATCTGGTCTGCGTAACTCATCATCACTCCTTGATTGCAAAGTCGAGAAAGGCGAGCTTGCTTCGCATGAGAGTGAGTGATGCGCCTACGGGCGGATCGGCTCGGCTCTTGTCGCCGCTGGTGGAGGAATCGCCGGCGCAATTCGTCGCGCCTAAATCGCACGCCATGGTATGCACGGCGTTGATCATCGTCTGGTCACTGGTGCTATGCCGCGCGCCAACCTTGATCTGCATTTTCACGTTGCTGATCAGCCGGCTCGCCAGCTGCATGTCGCCGGCGGCTGCCTGGCTGCCCATGGCCTCAATGCCGTCGATCTCGCCGCCGATGAAGGCCAGCAACAAGCGCAGCGCGCCGATCAGCTGGGCCATTTGCGCCGGGTCGTCGCACTCATCATCCAGGAGCATCGCAATCGCCTGCACCGCGCTGCACGCGCCGTACACGTCGTAGCACTCGCTCCACAGGTCGTAGCCGTCCATCGACTTGATCTGGTGCAATGTGCGGCGCAGCTTGGACGCGCTGGGGGTGGCGAGGGACTTGGATGCTGCGGTCGCATCATTCGCGCCAAAATTGCAATCGCTGGTTTCGAATAATTTCTGCTCTTGGAGTAGCCGCACGCGCATGCCGTCGCGCTGTTCGAACGCGACCTTGATCGGGTCGTAGCCGTAACTCATTTGCAGCGGCGCGCCGGCTTTGATGTTCAAATAGACTTCATCGGCGCGCGGGGTCGTCAGATATTCGCGCGTAACTTCCGCGCCGCCGGTCGCCTCGGGGTACAGCGCTTTCGCGGCGTCGGGCAGCTCGTTGCGTCCAACCTCGCGCAGCGACTTAATGATCGCCGTGGGCGGTTCGCCATGCTGGTGGCTCCACAGATGCAGCACCTGGTTGCCGCGCTCCTTGATCGTTTTTGTGAAGCTGCCGGCCATGCCAACGTCCGTGTAGGCGTCGATGTTGCCAAAGACCGAGTAGATCCCGGTCACATCACGGTCAACAATCTTGGTGGTAAAGGTCGGCATGTGTTTAATTTGCAAGGATCGCTTCCTTACTGTGACCGTTCGATTTGATTGGCACCGCATCGGGCGCGGGCGCGGCGGGCGCGACGACGACGGGCGCGGGCGGCGTGGGCAGCGTGCCGACGTTGACGATCTGGCCCGTGGGCAGGATATAGAAATCGTCCGCCGTGGGATCGGGGTCGCGCCCAATCGTCGATCGATACTCGCTTCTTGAAATTCCCCCAGATCGAAAGGCCAGTTCGGCGCGCTTCTGCACCGCATCCTCATCGGGTTGCAACGCGCGGACGAGCGACGTATCCCAGAACAGCCGCACATCCTCATTCAGAATGCGGTCAACCGATTCGAACTCGGCTAAGAGCGACCATGTGAGCCACGCGCGCCACTCTTTCAGTAGCGGACTCATCGTCAGATCCCAGAAGGCGGTCTGCGCCGCCGCCATGTTGCTGTAGGTGCTGCGCGACAGGCCGAAGTACGAGTAGATGATCAGCGGTGGGACGCCAAAGGTCATGCAGATGCGCGACTCGGACACGCCGCGCACAATCTGACTCTCCAGCTCGTCCAGGTTGCTGCCGATCTTCTCGTAATCGCCGTTGTCGTCGAAGACCGCGACATCGTGTTGCCGCCCCTGCCGGCTGAACATCGCGCGCCAGCGGTTGCGAATCCCATTGGCCTGATCGGTCGTCAGCGTGCCTTTGACCTTGATTCTGCCGGAAGGAACGCCGCCATTGTTGAAGAAGCTGCGCACATAATCGGTTTGCGCGCTGTCGCCGTCGATGGTCGAAAGCGCGACGGCCATGCGCGCCGGCCGCGTCCAGTCGCCCCTGCGAATCAGTAGTTCGTCGGGGCGAAAGTCGATGTGCGCTTGCCCCGACTCTTGCCAGCGGTAGACCAGGCCCGCGCCCAGATCCATCGGCGTGATCGACGCCGGGTTCAGCGGGTTCAGCCCGACCAGGCCGCCGGCGCCGGAGGTGAGTCGTTCGGCGTAGCTGATGCCGGCGACATCCATCGACGCGATCCAGTTCCTGATCAGGTCGCTTTCGCCCATGCGACTGTTTGGCCTGATCAGCAGTCGCCGTAGCGGGTGGTTCGGGATCGGCGCGTAGGAGCCGTCGGCCTGACGCGCTTGGACAATCAGACTGCAATCGGCGGCGGCGGTCGCGCGCGTGTCGATGCATGCGAAAGAAATCTCAGATCCGACAAAAGCGCGCTCTAAGGTGCGCCGGTCGTAATTCTCTAGTCGAGAACGCTTTGCCGGTGTGCCCACCGCGCGCGCGCCGTCGTCCGTGCGCGCGGCGACGCTCGGGGCGCGCTTGCGTCCCATGTCGGCGATCAGCTGGCTGGCGTCCCATGGCGGCATACGGTTTCCAAACAACAAAAAAGGCACTGCGATACGGGTGTATCACAACGCCTGAAGGCTTGCGCGTATTGGCGATGGGTATCTTCTATTCGGTGGCGAGTAGCTGATCCAGCGTCTGTAACAACGCGATCAGCAGTCGGCGCGCGGTGCGCAGTAAGGCATATTGGGCCGGCGTGAAGCGCGCCGCTGTGTCTATTGTAGCCGATCTGTCAATCTGCTGCTGCATTTACAAAAACACCCCTTGACTTTGCCCTGCGAATGATGCGGCGAAAAAGGCCAGGCTCATAATTTCGTCGGCGGTATGATCGTCCGACCACTGCGCGGCGATCAGTGCGGCGCGCTCGCGTGCGTCGAACGTCGCGCGGATGTCGCCGCGCTCAAACAGCAGCTGTAAGGATTGCAGCGCGTTCATCTTACTTTTGGCCGTCGTGAGAAACGGCGTCGCGACCACGTTCAGATTCTCCACGACCGGATCGCCAACGCCCGAACTCTCTACCACCAGCTGCCCCGGATAGCGCCGGGAGACCGTTTCGATCTCCGCTTGGATTCGTGGATACGGCACGCGCTCTAAGCGGAAGAAGTTTGCACGCCGGTAGGGTTTACTCGCCAGCGAGAAGGTATTGATTACCGTCGCATCCCTTCTTCGCCCCACGTCAACCGTCGTGATCCACGGCCCCGCCGTCGGCAGTTCGTAGGGCAGCCCGGCACGGTCAATGTCAGCGATGGAAAACAGCGTCAGCTCGCCCTCGGTGAACTCCGCGTCCACCTCCTGCGCGACCACCAGCGCCGGCATACTCGCGCGCATCGCGGCGATCTCGTCGCGGGGAATGAACGGATTCGCGTCGGTGGGCATCTGCCAGTGTGCCCACGATGGATCGCGCCCGCCCAGCTCCCAGAGTTCCCAGAAGCCGTTGCGCCCCTTGGGCGTCCCAGCGAGCCACGCATCGCCGCTGAGATCGGCCAGCGTCGGGCGGATCGCGGCGTGCCACGCCTCCATCAGCCGCTTGACCAGGCCCGCCTCGTCGATGATCACGCGCTTGTACTTGCGACTGCGGCCCGCGTCGGGATTGTCGAGCGTCCAGAAGTCGAGCATGCCGCCGGTGATTAGCTCCATGCGATGCTCGTTGGCGTTGGTGCGCTTCATGATCGGGGAGAGCGTATGGTTGAGCGACCGCCATGCTTCTAAAAGCAGGCTGTAGTTTGGCCCAAAGTAG